ATGATTCTCAATGGAATGGTTAAAATAAAGATAAAAAAAGGGCCGGCCCATCAGGCCAGCCCTCTCATTCAGGATGTCGCGAAAGCGAATCTTAGTTAAGACGCTTCTAGAGGATACCTTTACAAAACAACAATTTATATATTTCACAATAAGTTACGCACATCCTAAGTACTCTCTAAACCATCCTCGCACATGCTGCGTGGTCATTTGGTGGACATAAAAAGACTTAGCGGATTCAGCTCGACGGCCTGTTCAAGATGGTCAGGTGCAAAGTGCGCGTACTTCATTGTTTCACGAATGTTAGCGTGACCGAGTATCTTTTGCAGTACAAGGATGTTTCCACCGTTCATCATAAAATGCGCGCCAAAGGTGTGACGCAGGACGTGTGTCTTTTGTCCCTCGGTCAGCTCAATATCGGTAAGCGCCAGCATCTTTTTGAACTCCTGATAGCAGGGCTTAAACATCCTGCCCTGTCGCTTCGATAGTTCCTCGTAAAGCCACTTCGGGATCGGCACAGTGCGATTCTTTTTTCCCTTCGTCTTTGTGAAGGTCAATTTATAGGGTGAAAGCTGGGGCCGCGTAAGCCGTTGAGCCTCCCCCCAGCGTGCGCCAGTAGCCAGGCAAACTTTCGCGATCATCGTAAGGTCTTCATGGCCGTACTCATGGCAAGCCAATAAGAGCTGCGGAATCTGCTCAAGCGTCAACCAGGACATTTCCTTTTCGGCTTCCTTGAAGACGCGAATACCATCAAGGGGATTCGGTAAGCTCCACTCCCCTAGCCGCTTCAGTTCATTGAAAACAGCTTCAAGATACTGCTGTTCTCGGTTGACGGTTATCGGCTTCGCAACCCATTTCGCCGGGTCTTTATGATATCCATTATCAATCTTACCGCTCAGGCGCTGGTCGCGATAATGCGCCCAATCCTTAGCGGTAAGTTGGGAAGCTACCGGGTCGCCGAGGCCATTACACACTATTTGCAGTTTCGCCAGGCGTGACTTACTGGCGACTAACGCCTGACCGTGCAGGTTATGCCAGAGCTGAATAATTTCGCTCAGCTTGCGACGGTCTTCCTTCTCCGATTTCCACGGCTTATTCTTGGCATCATCCCGATAATATTGCTCATACGCCACCGCCTCACCTTTGGTTGTGAAGCGTTTACGAACGCGACGACTATCACGCCCATCAACGCGAAAATCACACAACCACTCACCAGACGTTAGTTTTTTAACGGCCATGATTAGAGACTTTTACTCAGTGTCAAAAATACCATTCCGACGCAGTTAACTTCATCAACCAGACATTCAAACTGAGACGAGCCATTTTTTACCGACAACCGGTTACCTGGTAAACGCGCGACATCATAAACATCGGCAGTACCGTCGACATCGACCAACCAACGACCATTAGCGATATTTTTCGCATCGAGATCCACACACCACCGCTGCCCGTTTTTCTCTACCAACGCCGGGTTAACTACCGTGGAATCAATCAGCGAGTCATCACAGAACCACGTACCGTTCTCAGTAAGCTGGCCGGTATGAATGCTGTATTTGGTGATTTGCCTAAGGCCAGCAGGAAGAGCTGTTAGCTGCTCAGGTTGCACTTGCGTATGTTGCTCATTCATCGGCCCGATACCCGTCGCCAGCCAGTACAGCGATGCGCCAGTGTCAAGAGCACAGACGATAACCACATCGCCGGGGAAATGTTCACGCCTCACCCAAGCGCTCATCGTGCCTGAAGGTATATCGAGATGGTCGCCCAGCTCCTTTTGCATGGTGAAGCCGTAAGCCTGCATGATGCGCTGCAAAACCTCTTTGCCGCCTGAATTCTGCATTGCTTCCATCAATCTCATACCCTGCATAGGGTAATGCCTGGGCTCAAATCTTACATTTGTAAGTTCACTTCCATCCATCAGCCATTTGAGGTCAGCGCCAGTATCAAATGAGCACTGAATCAAATAGTCGCCAGGAACTTTACCGCGTGCCACCCAATTACTGATGGTTGATAGAGGTACATGCGTAATTTCTGAGTATTCAGGACGATTTTTCACACCGTAAGAAATTAGAATCCTTTCAATAACTTGCTTAACGTCGCTAGCTCCATTACTCATATGAGGCTCCAAAACATCCATTAAGAGGTTTACACAAACCTCTATAGGGGTTAATCTTTGCCTCAACACACCGCAAATGTGTCAAAACATACTAAAAACCAAACTAACCGGAGATATTCACTGATGAATCTTCAAATTGCAATCCCTAATGGCCCAGACTTTCTCTCATATGACGAGTTTGCCAAACAGTACGGGTGCAGCCTGAACACCGTTAAAGAGATGGTAAAACGCGGCGAGCTTCTACTGGTGCCGCGTACCCGCGAGGGTGGTCTCGGTCGTATCAACATGATTGCCTTCCGTACGCGCTTGCTCGCTCAGGCGATTAATTCACGCTATGCCGTGTTCCAGTAACTTAATTTTGCAAGTTAAAGGGAGTTACAGCATGTTAGATTTTCGCGTTTCGTCACATGCACACTTTGATGATGCATGCAGAAAATTCGCGGCCACGCATAACGTGAAAGAGCTGGCGGATAAGGCCGGTATCAAGCCGCATACGCTTTACAACAAACTCAACCCGGAACAACCGCACCAGTTAACGCCGCGCGAAATCTGGACGCTGACAGACCTGACCGAAGACTCGACCCTTGTCGATGGTTTTCTGGCGCAGATCCATTGTTTGCCGTGCGTGCCGGTCAACGAGCTGGCAAAAGAGAAACTGCAATCCTACGTCATGCGCGCAATGAGTGAACTCGGCGAACTGGCGAGCGGTGCCGTTTCAGGCGACCGTCTTACCCCGGCCCGTAAGCAAAACATGATTGCGAGCGTAAACGCGGGTATTCGCATGCTGTCGCTGTCGGCAATGGCGTTGCAGGCCCGGATCCAGGCTAACCCGGCAATGACGAGTGTCGTTGATACCGTCAGCGGCATCAGTGCGTCATTCGGTTTGATTTGAGGTGCTTATGTTGACTAACGAACCGTCATTCGCCTCTTTGCTCAAAAAACGTAGCCCATCCATGCACTACGGGCACGGCTGGATAATGGGTAGCGACGGACAGCGCTGGCACCCTTGCTGCTCTCAGTCCGAATTGTTGAACGGCTTAACAGCAAAAAAAGTCTCTGCGGTTAAGCGGCTTTTAAATGCATTAATGGGGGCAAAATGAACGAAAGAATTTCAGCTCATGACACCCAGGCGAGCAAGCTTTTTAGCAATGCAGATTGTTCTACTGAGCAACCGAAGACCATGACCGGCGAAGAGTGTTTCGCACGGTTTCATCAAAAACTGAAGGCAACAGAAAATAAGGCGCTGCGTAATTTCAATAAGCTTGATGAAGATTTTAAGTTTGTGGTTTTAACGCTTGCTAACCGAAATAATCCGGGCGCGTTTCGCTCTGATGAAGTCGGTAAACCATATGAGTATTTTGATATGGATCGTCGCAAGATGATTATTGCGTCAATGAATAAAATTTCCCGTTGGGGTGGGATTTTGCCACGGCATATTTCCATCCATGAATGTTTTTTAGCTAATTAAATAAACCCGTAATTAATGGCGTAAACCCGCCGGGCTTCTTATTGCCCGAAATCAGGAGATTAAGGATGCAAAAACAAGCTTCAGAACCTAAAGAAAATACCGACCTGCTTCTTGAGGTTATCGGTATTGCAAAACGTGAAGAGCGTAAAGGTCGCGCGCTCGCTGTTTCCATTCGCCTTGAGGCGCTGGCAACCCATATCGCTAACAAGGGTATGAGCGCCATAGAAGCGGCTGAACTGTTGCGTCGGGAAGCCACCCGCTACGAAAACGAATCTCAGGAGCTGCACTAATGGCCGACTCAATGGATATCGCACAGCAGCGCGAGCAGGCAGAACGCGAGCGCCTTATCAACAACGCGCGCAGCCATATCGCTGCGCCTTCTCGTTTTACCTGCGAAGAATGTGAAGCGCCAATCCCGGAGGAACGCCGAATTGCCCTCCAGGGCGTTGCACTATGCGTCACTTGTAAGGAAATCGCAGAGCTCAAATCAAAACATTACAGGGGCGTATAAATGGGTATTCGTATAGAGGTTGGCGACAAATGGGTTATTACAAGCGACCAATATCAATTCATCCTGAATGAAAAGAAAGTCGTTAAGTCAGGAAATAAAGCTGGCGAGGAATGGCTCGACACTATCGGATATTACCCGAAGATTAATCAGCTTATTTCCGGTCTGGTGCATCATCAAATTCAAACGGCACCGATAAATTCCCTTTCTGAAATGGCGGCAGAAATAGAGAAGTTATCGTTTATCTGTAAAGACGCATTTAAGGCGGTGAAAAATGATTGATTCCCGCTGCTTTGCCGAAAACACAATAAATATTGTTTCTGTTTCAGGTGGAAAGGACAGTCTTGCTGACTGGCTGCTTGCCATTGAAGCAGGGATTGCACATATGCCAGCGCTTGCCGATACCGGGCATGAGCACCCTCAAACAATGGAATACCTGGAATATCTGGAATCAAAACTCGGGAAAATAACCCGAGTGAAAGCCGATTTTTCGCAACAAATTGAAGGGAAGCGCAAGTTTATCGCTGAAAAATGGCCGGTGTCGTTGGTTGAAGAGTGCGGAATGTCTCACGATGAAGCGGCGGAGCGTATTGCCCGCGCGCTGGAAATTCTTCACCCGACCGGAAATCCTTTTCTCGATTTATGTATGTGGAAAGGGCGATTCCCAAGCACTAAGGCGAGATTCTGCACCTTTGACCTTAAGCATGAGCCAATTCGCACGCAGATTGTATTACCTGCACTGGAGGAATACGACGAGGTAATAAGCTGGCAGGGGGTTCGTGCTCAGGAGTCGCCAGCACGCGCAGCCTTACCTATTTGGGAGGAGGATGCAGATAATACGCCCGGTTTGCATGTATACCGCCCAATTCTTAACTGGACACATGAGGACGTATTTGCCTTAGCTAAGCGACACGGCATTAAACCGAACCCACTCTATCAACAAGGATGTAGCCGCGTTGGCTGCATGCCATGTATTCATGCAAGAAAATCTGAGCTGGCCGAGATTTTTGCTCGCTGGCCTGAGGAGGTTGCGCGCGTTGCAGAGTGGGAACGTCTTGTTGCTGCCTGTTCACGTCGGGGAAACTCAACATTTTTCCCATCTACTCACGACCCGCGGCGAGCAGAAAAACGTATTGAAGTTATTACCGTAGAAGAGTATGGGATAGCTTCATATCGTGACTGGGCGATGACCACGCGCGGCGGTTCTCAGTTCGATTTACTCGCTGCTACAAACGACAAAACTGTGTGCAGTAGCGTTTATGCCGGTGTGTGTGAATGACGGGTGTCGTTTACGCGTTTCCGTGGAATGCCCCACGGTCGGCAATAGCCAGCCCATATCTCACCTATGAGCAACAGTATCGCCGCGACCGTATGTTTGCGGCTTTGCTGCATGCGCGTAAAGCCTTCTCTCTCCAGCCTGAGTGTGTGCGTTTTGACGTTTATCGCACCGCTGCGGTGCTGGAGCAAAATCAGGGCAGTCAACGAGCCAATGCCTTTTTAATCAGCTTCTGCAAAAAGGCATTACCACGTCTTGAACTGGTCGCAAAAAAATATGAGTGCACGGGTATTAATAGCAACGTATCAACCGCTGTTTTTGGTGGTCATTTTGATACCAGGCTTATGCAATATCTGGCATCCCGCATGGTCAATATGGTCGCCAGATATAACCGCCTCCCGGATATGTCGCGTGCCGATATTGACCTGCTGGCCGGTGATATCGCTAATTTCATTCGTTCTGAGCTGGCAAATATTGATGACTCAGGTTTTGGTGAGCTCAAAACGCTATACACCTGGTACATGCACGCTGGTTTTATTTCTCTGCAATTCAATGTCACCCCTCCCCATTGGGATCGCGTGACAAATAAATACTTCAACAAAGATGATATCGCCCCCGCAGTAATCCGTATGTTTACTGAGTCATGGTGGCGTAGTCGTCTGCGTCGTGTCGCGTCGGCATGGCGCGAACATCTACAAATTGCAGTCGGCAACGTCAGCAAGAAACGACACGCCTACGCGAGTAAAAACTGCGTGACTGACTGGCGCGAGCAGAAGCGCCGCACGCGTGAATTTCTCAAGGGGCTGGATCTCGAAGACGAAGACGGCAATCGCATCAGCCTGATAGAAAAATATGACGGTTCGGTTGCTAACCCTGCGATACGCCGCTGCGAGCTGATGACCCGCATCCGTGGGTTTGAAAATATCTGCAATGAACTCGGTTATGTCGGGGAGTTTTACACCGTGACCGCGCCGTCTAAATACCACGCCACCACTAAAGCGGGCTACCGTAACAGCAAATGGAACGGAGCCAGCCCGGCAGATACACAAAGCTATCTTACTGGCTTATGGGCGCGTATCCGCGCGAAGCTGCACCGTGAAGAGATTCGTATTTTCGGGATCCGCGTAGCAGAACCCCACCACGATGGAACCCCGCACTGGCACATGCTTATGTTCATGCTGCCGGAAGATGTCGAGCGCGTGCGCCACATCATCCGCGATTATGCGTGGGAGGAAGACCGCCACGAACTGAGAAGCGATAAAGCTAAAAAAGCACGCTTTCATGCCGAGGCCATCGACCCGGAAAAGGGCAGCGCTACCGGTTATGTCGCTAAATACATTTCCAAAAATATTGACGGTTATGCACTTGATGGCGAGCGCGACGACGAAAGCGGCGAACTGTTGAAAGAGACCGCGCCTGCCGTTTCTGCCTGGGCCGCGCGCTGGCATATTCGTCAGTTTCAGTTTATCGGTGGCGCACCGGTAACGGTCTACCGTGAGTTACGTCGTCTTGCTGATACCGAGACCGCGCACGGCCTGAGCGTTGAGTTTGCCGCCGTTCATGATGCCGCCGACGCCGGTGATTGGGCTGGTTATGTTAATGCGCAAGGTGGCCCGTTTGTGCGTCGTGATGATTTGCAGGTGCGCACGCTATATGAACCGCGCGCCGAGTTTAACCAGTATGGTGAGGAAACCGTCTGCATCCGTGGCGTATACGATTCCGCCGTAGGCGTAGACACCCCGATTTTAACCCGGCTCACGCAGTGGAAAATTGTGCCGAAGCGTGCCGTTGATTTGGCCGTTGACGTTAAGGGCGCTCCTGCGCCCTCTCGGAGTTCTGTCAATAACTGTACGGGGAGCGAAAGCGATCCGCCGGAGCTGGATTTATCCAAACCGTTGAGTCGAAGTGAAAGGCGGAAGCTAACGGCCAGACTCAGGGACAAAAAACGAGTCACCGGGCGTGATTTTGTCCACGGAACGGATAAACAAAGCGCAGCCATTGACAGAACCATAGACGAGATTCAGCTCACGACCGGCGAAACCATCAGCCGGGGTGAGGCCCTGCACCTGATGACCGGTGGCAGAAGTTGCATAAATGGCAAATGGTGCCGTGGTTCCGCAACCGGTGAAATTTTCCCGACAGCACCATCACACCAGGCGCAGGCTAAACAAATCCTAAATCGAGTCGCGGGGTTAGCAGAAAAGCAGAAGCAGAGATGACCTTTAATATTCATCGATTTCATTAACATACAGACTAATCGCGATTGATAATTTTTCTTTTAATCCCTCAGCCATACGTGATACTGTATAAATATACAGTAATACTTGTGGGAGGGATTTCATGGTTGATGAATGTTTCAGCCAAAGGCAGAAAAAATGGGCTTGTGTGCAATTCATCGCCGAAGTGTCTCTGATTGCAAACTGCAAACCAGCAGACCTCAAGCTCGCCCTGTCTCTCATTGCTGACCTGGCAAATAGTGAAAATAAAGAACCAGAAAAAGAAGTTTTCTATAAGGCTGAATAGGTTATGAGAATAAACATCACGTTGGACAAAGAGCAAAAATTAGGCCAGCAGGTGGTCGATGCTTTACAGAATGAACTAACAAGCAAGGTGAGATGTGCTTTCCCATCCACGCGGGTTACGGTGAAAAAAGGGTCTGTAACGGGGGTTGAGGTTATCGGGTTCGACAACGAATCTGACCGAGAGGCATTAGATGGCATCATTCAGGAAGTATGGGAAGATGAGAGCTGGCGTTAACCTCTGAAAAGTATGCAACCCTCAACCCCATGTTTGATAGCATGGGGTTGTTTTTATGGGGATTACACAAAGGAAAATCATGGATACTTTAATAGCATTTTTATCTCTGGCTCTCTTTATTGCTTTTATCGTGGGGTTAATCAAGCCGTCGCTGGTTCGAATGCCTAACCGTAAGCGCTCAAGTGCGGTTTATCTTGGTGGCTGTCTGGCGCTGGGCGTTATTGGCTCAATCTTATGGCCGACTGAAAAAAGTCAGCCTGTGGCAAAAACTGAAGCACCGGCGGTTAAAGCTGAACCGGCAACGCCAACGTTTGAGTACGCAGACAAAACGCTCAAAGAATATCGCAACGAACCAAAACAAACCCGGCACGATATAGTTAAAGGCTATGTGGGCTTCAAAGGTGTACCGGCCAGCTCTGCTGATGCATTTTATGCCTGTATGAGTGAGTACACTTTTACTAAAGATGATGCGTTAAAGCTCGGTGATGTGTTGGGGTGGTGTTTCAACGATTTCGAGAAGGATCCACAATCACTGAATAATAAAATCAACCTTGACGCATTTCAGGGTAATTTTAGCGGTTGGGATGGCTCTTATCGCCCGTTAGAGAAGCTGATAAAAGCCAGCATGAATGATGATTCCTCTTATAAGCATGTTTCAACGGTCTACCATTTGATTTTGAATAAAGACCCGCATGCCGTTGTAAAAACAACGTTTCGCGGCACTAATGCTTATGGTGGCGTGGTTAAGCAGGCCGTAGCGGCACGCGTCAACGTGCGAACAGGTGAAGTCGATTCGATACTCGACAATTAAACAATTAAGTGACAAACGCCACCGGTGCTGAAACTCGCTTTCAGTGCTGGCGGGGTTGAACAACGAGCCCTGCGAGGCGTTAGTCTGTTTAATGTAAAGGCCAGTAGTGATAGGTTGAACATATGAATGTAAAACTCTTCGGCATTATCATTTTATGTATTTTGATGTTTACTTTAGGTTTCTTCATTGGTGGGTTTAAATGGGAGTGGGCTGAAAGTAAACATACGAGTGAAGTCGCGCTCTGGGCAATGCTTGGTGGTTGGCTATCTGCATTTGCGACGTTGGTCGCTGTGATGGTTTCATTGTACATGGCATATCAAGCGGTTCAGAGCGAGATCGAAAAAATCAGAGTTATTCATGGAATAAGTGGTGTGGTTTCCAATGGCAAAGGTGTAAATTGCTCGCTCACAATTCAAAATATGAGAAATCTGAGAGTTAATATTACAGGGATTTATTTCTCTCTGGGTAAATCTTCTGGCCGTTACTCATTGGAAAAAACAGTTCAACTGAATAATGTATCTTTATCACATAAGGGCGAGAGAGCGGCATTTTGTTTCGTTATTGACTCGGGTGTGACGTGGTGGGGGATTTATTCATTATTTGATAAAGACGAAAAAATAAATTTTAAGAAGGGAAAGATTTTCATAACGACCGATCTCAACACTTATGAATTTAAGCTGCCAAACCATTACCTCACTGCCTTTGAGGATGCTTATTCGTATTTTCAAACGATTAAATAGTAATGCATGCAAAAGGTGCATGGTTTTGCATGCGTCAGGGCTGCCCGTTCTCTCCTTGTACCACCAGAGCTGGCGGGGATCCATAGTGGTCATGCAAGTGCATAAAAACCGCCCCCTAAAGCGGGCAGGCGAGGCGGGGAAAGCACTGCGCGCCAGCGTACTTTTGCGCATTTATTTTCGCAGCCTGAGCGCGTCGCTGTGCCGCGCAGGTTCGCGAGGGTGTCAGTGGGTGGTGCGGAGGTGTCCGAGGGCGTGGCGGGCTTCTGAGGCGGTCAGGCGTGGGGGCAAGAAAAAGCCGCCCGGAGGCGGCGGAAATCAGTCACTTTCGGTGTCGAGGGTGTAGCTTTTGAACCGGATCACCTCCTGACCGGCCCACGCGTTGACCTCGCGCATCCGGTCTTGTAGCGGGATGAGCTCGTTACGGACAAACACCTTTGCCACCTTCTCGATATCGCCGAGCGAACCGACGTTTTCCGGCTTGCCGCCCATCAGCTGGAACGGGATGCGGTGAGCGTCGAGCAGGTCGGCGGCGCTGACTTTTTTGATATTGAAGAAATCGTCTTTCGTTGCCACCTCACTGAGCGGGACAATTTTTATGCCGTCCGGTTTTCCGTGCGGTGCGTAGAAAAACAGATTTTTGAAGTTGCCGAGCCCCTTCGAACTGCGCATCGCATCGCGCAACGCCTCAACATCGCTACCGCTTTGCGCGGCGTCCGTCACATACATGATGTAACCCGCATGAGCCCCGTTCTGGTAATACTTGCGACGGAAGAGCGTCGCCGCTTCATTCAGCCAGGCGGAGTTTAGCGCGCTGAGATATTCCGGCATGCCGTACAGCTCCTGGTTGATGTCTGGCTCCAGTAGGTGGAATACGGATCCCGGCGCGAACGGGTGCGGCTGGTCAAATGACGGCACCCACCAATAGACATCATCTTCAATACCACGTCGCGTGTATTTTGCCGGTGACGCTTCCAGCTTCAGAGGGCGACCGGTGACACTCTTTCGGAGCTCTAAAAACGCGTTGCCAAACACCAGAAAATCAAGCGCGAAGCGGCTAAAGTCCTGTTGTGACAGTAGCGGGTGCGGAATAAACGTTGAGGCCAGAATGTTGCGCTTAACGTAAATCGGCGAGCTGTGATGAACGGCGGCGCGCAGGCTTTTCGCCAGCCCGTTAAAGCTGACCGGTGGTTCGAACCAGCGGCCATTATTGACGCATTCCACGTAATCCAGAATATCGCGGCGGTCGAGCACGGCGCTCGGTTCACCAAAGGTAAACGCCTCCATTTTTTGGGGCTCGCTGTCTTTCATGTTGCGCGGGCGCTTTTGGGGCTGTGGCTTGCGGCCTTTGTATTTACTCATCAGTTGAACTCCAGAATGGATGATGTTGCCTGGCCGCTGCCAGCGGTAAGCGGTTCGTTTAACAGCGCGTGCATGGTCGCCCAGGCGACGTCCGCGTGACTGGCTTCCTCGGTGCGGCTGGCCTCATAGGTGGCGCTGCGCCCGCTGCTGGTCATGGTCTTGCGGATAGCCATAAACGAGGTGGTGATGTCGGTGGCGCTGACGTCGTATTCGAGACAGCCGCGGCGAATAACGTCTTTTGCCTTCAGCACCATCGCGGTTTTCATTTCCGGCGTGTAGCGGATATCGCGGGCGGCGGGATAAAACGAGCGAACCAGCTGGAAGACGCCAATACCGAGGCCGGTCGCATCGATACCGATGTACTCGACGTTGTATTTTTCGGTGAGCTGGCGAATGGATTCGGCCTGCGTCGCAAAGTCCATGCCTTTCCACTGGTGACGTTCCAGAATGCGGAACTTGCCCCCGGCGACAACCGGCGGCGCGAGTACCACGCACCCGGCGCTGTCGCCGCTGTGAGAGGGGTCGTATCCCACCCAGACCGGGCGGGAGCCGAACGGGTTGTCGGCGAACGGCGCAAAGTCTTCCCACTCTTCCAGACTGTCGACCATGCAGCGTTGCAAATCCTCGAACGGGAACACCGATGCCTTGTCGTCAACGAACTCGCACATAAACAGATTGCGGAAGTCGTCGACGCTGTTTTCGCGCTTGAGTTGCTCCAGATTGAACAGCGTACAGCCCCCGGCGAGCGCATCCTCAATGGTGACAATCTGCCGCCACTGACCGTCAGGACACGCCACGCCAGCGGCGAGCGCGTCATGACTGATATCGATGTCGACCCGCTCGCTGGCGCGGGCGCGTCCACGGTTGAACAATTCCCCCGACCAGAACGGGTAAGCGCCGTGCGCCAGGGTGGAGGGCGTTGAAAAGTAGGTGCTGCGCAGGTGACTTTGTGAGGCCATGCCAGATGACACTTTGCGCAGTTTCTGGAAGTTGGGGATCCAGAATATCTCATCGACATACAGGTCGCCGTTGTGGCTCTGCGCGGTGTTTGAGTTGGTGCCGAGAAAAATCAGCTTTGCGCCGTTGTTGCCGATGACAATCGGGTCGCCGGTAAGGTCAACATCGACACGGCGGGCAAACTGGATGATGTACTCGCGGAATACATACGCCTGCGTCTTACTCGCTGACAGAAAAATCTGGTTATGGCCGGTTTTCAGCGCATGCAGCAGCGCCTCCCGGGAAAAGTAGAACGTCGCCCCAATCTGGCGCGATTTCAGAATGTCGCGAATGCGGTGCTCAAGCCCGGCGCGGTGCCAGTGGAGCTGATACTCGAAAGACTCCGCGAAAAAAATCTCCTCCAGTTTTTCGATAGCCTCGTCGCTGAAAAAGTTCTTTGTCGGCTTTTTGCGATCGCCTTTGTTGCGGTTGGCCACGTTGGGATTCAGGTCAGCCTCGTTTCCGGTCTGGCCATAGCGATTAATGCGCGCAAAGCGCTCCATCTGTCGGGCCAGAAAATCCGCCACCTTGAAATCGTGGGGCGTCAGGTTGGGCTTTGCATAGAGCTGAATCAGCCTGGCTTCTAAGGTGCTTTCGACCCGGTTAAGCGGTGCTGTTTCGTCCCACTGGTCGCGCTGTTTCCAGCTCTGCACCGTCGGGCGTTTGGTCTGCAACATTTCGGCAATCTGCGGCACGGAAAACCCCTGCCAGTACAGCAAAGCCGCCTGGCGTCGCGGGTCGTTTAACAAAGTGGTGTCGGTGGTGATGGTCATGGATGCCTCGCCGTGATTGATACAGGGCAAGGCTAAAGAAACGGGTGATGCGAATCGCTAAAGTGCTGTTGTGTGAGGGATAAGCCATCCGGGACAGATGGCGGGTGGGCGGCGACGTCGGGAAACTAACCCCGACCCGTTAACCCGATATCAGGACTCCTGACAATGGCAAAAAAAGTTTCAAAATGGTTTCGCATCGGCGTCGAAGGCGATACCTGTGACGGCCGCGTTATCAGCGCGACGGATATTCAGGAAATGGCCGAGACCTTTGACCCCCGCGTCTACGGTTGCCGCATTAACCTCGAACACCTGAAAGGCATCCTGCCGGATGGCCCTTTCAGTCGTTACGGCGATGTGGTCGAGCTGAAGTCTGAAAAGATTGACGACGATTCGGTACTGAAAGGCAAGCTGGCGCTGTTCGCCAAAATCACCCCGACCGATGACCTGATCGCAATGAATAAAAAATTGCAGAAGGTCTACACCTCAATGGAAATTCAGCCGAATTTCGCCAATAGCGGTAAATGCTACCTGGTCGGCCTGGCGGTGACCGATGACCCGGCCAGCCTCGGCACCGAATACCTCGAATTTTGCCGGGGTGCCAAATTTAACCCCCTCAACCGCTTCAAAACCGAGCCTGGCAACCTGATTTCCGTCGCCACTCTCGCCGAGCTGGAGTTTGAAGACCAGGCGGAAAATGTCTTTACCGCCCTGAGCGACAAAGTGAAAGCCATTTTCAGCCGCAAACAGGCCAGCGATGACGCCCGTTTTCAGGATGTGCATGAAGCCGTGACGACCGTCAGTGAACATGTGCAGGAAAACCTCACCGCCACTGAGCAGCGTCTTGCCACGCTGGAAAATGCCTTTGCGACGCTGAAACAGGACGTCACCACGAAGGCCGACCAGACTAGCCAGGCATTCAGCCAGTTAAAAACGTCGCTGGATAAAACCGAAAGCACCACGCAGCCACGCCGCAAGCTCTCCACCGGTGGCGGTGGCGATGAGCTGCTGACCGACTGCTAGACGGTCGTGAATTTATCACCGGGCGACAGGCTTGCCCGGTCAGACAACCCGATTTAACCCAACAGGAAAGACTATGCGTCAGGAAACCCGTTTTAAATTCAATGCCTACCTGTCCCGCGTTGCCGAGCTGAACGGCATCGACACGGCCGACGTGAGTAAAAAATTCAACGTCGAGCCGTCCGTCACGCAAACCATGATGAACACCGTGCAGATGTCCTCGGCATTTTTGCAGAAAATTAATATCGTGCCGGTGGATGAGCTGAAGGGTGAAAAAATTGGCGTCGGCGTCAATGGCACCATCGCCAGCACCACGGACACCAACAGCGGCCAGGAGCGTAAAACAGCCGACTTTACCGCGCTGGAGTCCAAAAAATACGAGTGCGATCAGGTCAACTTTGACTTCCACTTCAAATATAAAAAGCTGGATTTGTGGGCGCGCTTCCAGGACTTCCAGCGCCGTATTCGTGATGCCATCATCCAGCGGCAGGCGCTCGATTTCATCATGGCCGGTTTCAACGGCGTTGAGCGCGCCGAAACCTCTGACCGTGCCACTCATCCGATGTTGCAGGATGTCGCCGTCGGCTGGCCGCAGAAATACCGCAATGAAGCGGCGACCCGCGTGATGAGCAAAATCGTTGACGAGGAAGGAAACGTCGTTTCCGCTGTTATCCGCGTAGGTAAAAACGGCGATTACGTTAACCTCGATGCGCTGGTCATGGATGCCACCGACAACCTGATTGACGAGATTTATCAGGAAGATTCGGAGCTTGTCGCGATTGTGGGTCGTAAGCTGCTGGCCGACAAATATTTCCCGATCGTCAACAAAGACCAGCCGAACAGCGAAGCGCTCGCGGCTGACATTATCATCAGCCAGAAACGCATCGGCAACCTGCCCGCCGTCCGTGTGCCGTACTTCCCGGCGAACGCGATTATGGTGACGCGTCTCGATAACCTGTCCATCTATTTCATGGATGAAAGTCACCGCCGCTCCATCATCGAAAACCCGAAACTCGACCAGGTGGAAAACTACGAATCGATGAACATCGATTACGTGGTCGAAACCTACGCCGCCGGGTGCTTCATTGAAAATATCAAGCTGGGCGATTTCTCTGCCGCGCAACCGGAGGGCTAACCGATGACGAGCCCCGCACAGCGTCACATGATGCGGGTCTCGGCCATTGAAACCGCGCAGCGGGAAAACAACCCGCTGCGGCATGCCACTGCCTACGAGCAGATGCTGGTTAAGCTGGCCGCAGACCAACGCACGTTAAAAGCCATCTTTGGTAAAGAGCTGAAAGCCACGAAAAAGCGCGAGCTGCTGCCGTTCTATCTGCCGTGGGTCAGTGGCGTGCTGGAACAGGGCAAAGGTGCACAGGATGACATCGTGATGACCGTCATGCTGTGGCGTCTCGATGTCGGGGATATCGGCGGCGCGATGGATATTGCCCGCTACGCGTTTAAGTACGGTCTGACCATGCCAGGCAAGCACCGCCGCCCGCCGCAGTACATGTTTACCGAAGAGGTGGCGCTCGCCGCCATGCGCGCCCATGCCGCCGGTGAACCGGTCGTCATCAGCCAGCTCCTCGACACGCTGGCGCTGACCGCCGCCGCCGATATGCCTGATGAAGTGCGCGCAAAACTGCACAAAATCACCGGCCAGGTGTTGCGGGATAACAAAAAACCCGCCGACGCGCTGGCCCACCTCAAGCGAGCGATGCAGCTCGATTGCCAGGCAGGCGTCAAAAAAGACATTGAACGGCTTGAGCGAGAGCTGAAGCCCAAACCGGCAGCAGTCGTTAAAGCCCCGGTAAGAGCGCCGCGCGCCGTGAAAACCACGGCACCGGCTAAACGTGGCCGCCCGAAAAAGACCGTCGGTTAACAGAATGCGCCCCGCGCCAGGGCGGCACGCAGGTCGATGAGGGTGTTTTACCTGACCTGAGACCGGCGTCCACCGCCCACCTATTCAGAGGTAGTCATGACGACGCTGATTATTAAAAAGAACGATGAGCCGCAGCCGGGTGGCGTGGTGGTCATCCCGCCACCTGCCAGCGATGAGCCGGTGATAAAAAATACGTTTTTCTTTCCTGACATCGACCCGAAACGCGTGCGTGAAGGGATGCGACTTGAGCAGACCGTCGCCCCGGCCCGGCTTCGTGAGGCCATCAAAACCGGCATCGCCGAAACCAATGCCGAGCTGTTTTTGTGGCGGGAACAGCAGATTGCCGGGGGTTTTAGCAAGCTTGCCGACGTGCCGGCTGACGATCTCGACGGCGAGAGTGTGCGCGTTTTCTATTACCTGCGCGCCGTCACCTCAATGGCGACCGCCACGCTCTATGAGCGTTATCGCGGTGTGGATGCCAGCGCCAAAGGCGACAAAAAAGCCGACAGCATCGATACCACTGTCGACGAGCTGTGGCGGGACATGCGCTGGGCGGTATCGCGCGTCCAGGACAAACCCCGCTGCATCGTGAGCCAAATCTGATGCAGGCCATCGCGCAACAGGGCGACACGCTCGACATGATTTGCGCCCGGTATTACGGGCGCACTGAGGGGGTATTCGAGTCGGTGCTCGCCGCGAATCCGGGGCTGGCCGAGCTCGGCGCAGTGCTACCACATGGCACGGTGGTCGAGCTGCCCGACGTCCAGTCATCCCCCGTAACAGAAACCATAAACCTCTGGGAGTAACCACATGACGGAAGGGGAAAAAAGCGTCATTTCGCTTTTTATAATCGGCGCGCTGATTGTCGTCGGTAAAGTGCTGGCCGGTGGCGAGCCCATCACCGCACGTCTTTTTATTGGTCGCACGTTGCTGGGTGGCTTTGTTTCGATGGTGGCCGGGGTTGCCCTGGTACAGTTTCCAGACCTGCCAACCGCGGCCGTGTGCGGATTTGGCTCCATGCTGGGTATCGCCGGTTATCAGGCGGTAGAGCTTGCTATCCAGCGCAAGATTAAAAAAGGGGAAAGCGATGGCAGTCATTAAGACACATCCCAACGTTGCGGCATTCCTCGACATGCTGGCGTTTTCGGAAGGGACAGCAACGCACCCGCTGACGAAAAACAACGGGTACGACGTCATTGTCACCGGCTTCGATGGCAAGCCGGAGATTTTTACCGATTATCGCGATCACCCGTTCGCCGGTGGACGCCCGGCGAAGGTCTTCAATCGTCGCGGGGAAAAATCTACGGCATCCGGGCGTTACCAGCAGCTTTATCTGTTCTGGCCGCATTATCAGAAACAGCTCGCTTTGCCGGATTTCAGCCCGGTTTCACAGGACAGGCTCGCCATTCAGCTTATTCGGGAGCGTGGCGCGCTGGAAGATTTGCAGCAAGGGCGCATCGAGCGCGCGATTTCCCGCTGTCGCAATATCTGGGCTTCATTGCCGGGTGCCGGATACGGTCAGCGTGAGCATAGCCTCGACAAACTGGTCGCAGTGTGGCGCAAGGCTGGAGGCTTATCCGCATGAAAATAGTTATTATCCTGCTGGCGCTGGCCTGTGCGGGTCTGCTGTGGATGCGACACGATAACAGCAATTTGCGGGCCTCATTTGAACGTGCGAACCGGGTCGCCGGTACGCAGAAAACCACCATCATCAAGCTGAAAAATCAGCTCAACGTTGCCGCAGAGCAGTCGCAGCGCAAAGAGCGGGCGCAGGTTGCCATGAGGGACAAGCTCACCGCCGCTAACCTGCTGGCCTTCAGGCGTGAACAAACTATCACGAGGTTACTCAATGAAAATGACGCGTTTCGCCGCTGGTATCGCGCTGATTTACCTGATGCTGTGCGCCGGTTGCACCAGCGCGCCGCCTGCACCAACGCCGCCGACGGTGATTGTTTACAACGCCTGCCCGAAGGTCAGCCCCTGCCCGATGCCGGGCAGCGACCCGCTGACTAATGGAGACCTGAGTGCGGATATACGCCAGCTCGAAAACGCCCTGAAAAGCTGCGCAATCCAGGTCGATACGGTTAAACAATGCCAGGATGAAATCGATGCAAAAGCCCAACAGTCTGCGAAAAGCCTTAACTGATGCGGTGCCGGTACTGCGTACCAACCCCGATATGCTTTGCCTCCGCCTGGACGATGGCAACAATACGGCGACGCTGGCGCGCTCCCTGTCGTTTGAAAAGCGGTACACGCTTAACATCGTGGTCACGGATTTTACCGACGATATTGACCTGCTGTTTGCGCCGATTATGGCCTGGCTGCGGGTCAATCAGCCGGACATCATGACAACCGACGAGGGGAGAAAAAAAGGATTTGCCTGGTACGCTGACATTAATAACGACAGCAGCCTCGATGTCAGTATCAGCCTGTTACTGACCGAGCGCACACTGGTCAAAGAGGCCGACGGCGCGATGTACGTTGAGAACATCCCGGAGCCGCCACCGCCGGAGCCGGTGACGCGCCCTGTTGAGATGTGGAGTAATGGCGAGCGGGTGAGTAAATGGGATGAATGACTTCAAACCCTTTGAGGACAAGCTCGCCGGGTTGATAGCGGCCCTTTCTCCTGCCGGGCGGCGTCGGATGACTGTCGACATTGCGAAGAAACTGCGCCAGCGGCAACAGCAGCGCATCAAATCGCAGAAAGCGCCGGACGGTTCCCCGTTCGCCCCGCGTAAACGCCAGCCCGTCAGGGAAAAGAAAGGCCGGATTAAGCGCGAGATGTTCGCGAAACTGCGTACCAACCGCTATATGAAAGCGACCGGTAACGACAGCGCGGCGGTGGTGGAATTTACCGGAAAAGTGCAACGCATCGCCCGCGTGCATCAGCTTGGGCTCAAGGATAAGCCATCACCAAAAAGCGCCGCCGTCGAGTACCCACAGCGCCAGCTCATGGGCTTTACCGACGATGACCGGCAGCTTGTGGAAAGCGTCATTATCGACTACCTCGCCGATTAACGTTGTGCCAGACAGGGCAAAACGCCCGCAGATTGCCGCCGGAACACCCCGGCGGCATCCTTTCCACTATGAATACTCTCGCATCTATCCAGGAACTCGCCCGCGCGATACGCAACATGATCCGCACCGGTATCGTTGTCGAAACTGACCTCGACGCCGGGCGCTGTCGCGTGCAGACAGGCGGCATTTATACCGACTGGCTCCAGTGGCTGACGCACCGGGCCGGGCGCTCGCGTACCTGGTGGGCTCCCTCTGTTGGTGAGCAGGTGATGATTCTGGCCGTGGGCGGTGAGCTCGATACCGCCTTTGTGCTACCGGGTATTTATTCCGACGACAACTCCGCGCCGTCGGCCTCGGCGGATGCCTGGCACGTTGAATTTCCCGACGGTGCCGTTATGAGTTATGAGCCGGAAACCGGCGCGCTGACCGTCACCGGCATTAAAACCGCCGATGTGACCGCATCCGATTCGGTTGCCGTCAGCGTGCCGGTGGTGCTGGTAAAAGCCGAGACCCGCGTCACCCTCGATACGCCGGAGGTGGTCTGCACCAACAAGCTGACGACCGGCACGCTGGAAGTAAAGCAAGGCGGTAAGATGTCCGGTGATATCGAGCATAGCGGAGGCGCTTTCACTTCCAACGGTGTTCAGGTGGATAAACACGGCCACGGCGGCATCAGGCGCGGCGATGAATGGACGGAGGGCACCAAATGACAGCGCGTTATCTCGGCATGAATCGCACGACCGGTGAAAGCATTTCAGACGTTGACCATATCAGTCAGAGCATCGGGGATATTCTGCGCACGCCCGTCGGCTCCCGCGTCATGCGTCGTGAATACGGCTCGCTGTTGTCGCAGATGATTGACCAGCCTCAGACCCCGGCGCTTGAGCTGCAAATTATGGCCGCGTGCTACATGGCGATCCTGAAGTGGGAACCGCGCGTCAGGCTGACCAGCATCACTACAGCGCGGCAGTTTGACGGGCAGATGGTCGTCGACGTGACCGGCCAAATCACCGATACCGGCGAGAGCCTTTCCTTAACCATCCCTGTGAGTTGAACCTATGGCAGTTATCGACCTGAGCCAGCTCCCCGCGCCTGATGTGGTGGAAACACTGGATTTTGAAGCCATCCTCGCCGAGCGCAAAGCGACGCTGATTTCACTGTACCCGGAAGACGAGCAGGAAGCGGTCGCCAGGACGCTGACGCTGGAGTCAGATCCACTGGTGAAATATCTGGAAGAGAATGCTTATCGGGAGGTGATTTTACGCCAGCGCATCAACGAGGCGGCAAAAGCCGGAATGGTGGCCTATGCCATCAAAAACGACCTCGACCAGCTCGCGGCAAATAATAACGTTGAGCGCCTGGTCATTACCCCCGGAGACGATACCCAAATCCCGCCGGTGGCGGCGGTCATGGAATCCGACAGCGATTTGCGCCAGCGCGTACCGGCTGCTTTTGAGGGGATGAGTGTCGCCGGGCCAACCGGTGCCTATGAATTTCACGCCCTGAGCGCTGACGGTCGTGTCGCGGATGCCTCGGCGAATAGCCCGGCCCCGGCTGAGGTCATTATCGCGGTGCTGTCGCGGGAAGGTGACGGCACCGCGTCGGATGATTTATTGCTGGCCGTCAGTACCGCACTGAATGATGAGAGCGTGCGCCCGGTCGGTGACCGCCTGACAGTCGTGTCGGCCGAGATTGTCAATTATGCGGTTGATGCCGTTCTCTATGTCTACCCCGGCCCAGCGACCGAACCCATTCTTGCCGCCGCGAAAGCGCAGTTAACCGCCTATATCACCGAGCAGCGCCGCCTCGGTCGGGATATTCGACTATCTGCCATCTATGCCGCTCTGCATGTGCAGGGTGTACAGCGCGTCGAACTGCTCGAACCGCTGGCCGACGTCGTGCTCGATAAAACCCAGGCCGCGTACTGCACAGAAACCAGCGTCGTGATCGGGGGCTCTGATGAGTAATTCGTTGATGGCGACCGGGTCGTCGGTGCTGGAGCAGCGAGCCGCCACAGCGTGTGCCGTCATCAGCGACTTATCTGTCCCGCTGCGTGATTTGTGGAATCCGTGGAAATGCCCTGCAACATTTCTTCCATATCTGGCATGGGCCTTTTCCGTTGATAGCTGGGATGAGAACTGGAGTGAACAAGATAAACGTGCAGTTATCAGCGAATCATTCTGGTTACATCAACGTAAAGGAACAATAGGCGCACTTCGTCGAGTGGTTGAAAAAATGGGTTATTCCATGTCGATTGAAGAGTGGTGGAAATTTGCTGATCCTGCTGGAACTTTTCGGCTTGAGGTTGATGTGAATGATATCAACCTTACGTCAAAAATGCTTGATGAGCTTATTCGGCTGGTCAATATCTCCAAGCCAGTCAGCAGGCATATGGCGCAGTTCAATATCGCAGCCAGGGTAAAAGGTGATATTTACGTCGGCACTTCGCTTTGTTGCGGGGAAATAATCAGCGTATATCCACCGGACTATGACCTTGCCGAAAATATTTTTTATAACGGGATTATTTTCCATGACGGAAACTATAACTTCGGATGACACCGCTATGACCAATATTACAGAATCTCCGTCGTGGGAAGAAAGCATCAGCCTGATAGCCAGAAACGAACGCGTGACAGGTGGTCAGGATGGTGTGGCAAACAGACCATTGAAGGGCCTGGCTAACAGGACACGCTACCTTAAGAAAAAGTATGATGAGGTAGCGGAGGATGTTTCCGGCAAAGTTGAAGCCGTGAAAACATTTGCAGAAGGAGCAACACTCCTCTCACCGCGTGATGAAATTGTGTATGGAAATTATCGCCTTGTCTGGACGGGGGAATTTCCTAAAAATGTCCCGGCTGACAGCACTCCTGCCAGTTCAGGTGGTATCAGCGCTGGAGCCTGGGCTTATACGTCAGACGGGCCATTGCGCCGGGATATTACTGCACAGACTGGCGCATCCATGATTGGCGGGTTGAGTTTTCTGACCGTCGAAATGTATTCGTATCTCGCCGAAGGGAGAGACTGGCGGAAGGCGATTCAGGCAGCTATTGACAAGGCTCACCAGAATTATCTTGCAGGGAGTGGTCCGACAAACATTCTCATTGGTGGCGAGCTCACTGTTACTCTCAATCCGGATTCAACATTAATCCCCGGTGAGGTTGCTGCGGGCCGTGGTGCGCTGTGTATGCGCAGTGGTGTAACCCTGATGGGCGGCGGAACAATAACTCTTGATGGCAGTTTTACCGGCTCATCCAGCGGTGCAATCATCACTAACTGGGAAGGCGCTGCCGATAACTGCAAGATTCAGGGGGTTACGCTTAACGGTAGCCGTGGTACCGCTGCCGGAACGGGAATCACCTGTATTAATATCGTGGACTCGGACAACGTCACCGTTGATAACGTTAAGGCGTTTGACAGTACATCGGGCGGCATTTATCTGCGGCGTGCAAATAATGCAGTTTACGGGTGTTCTAATTCTCGGATATTAAACTGTTATGTGCATAACGTAGGGTATATAGGCATTCAGTGTGAGCGCCCCAATGGGATGACCATTACGGGATGTACCGTAACCTCCTGCGGTGATAACGGCATTGATATCTTTGGTAATGTAACCGACGAAACCGGTCAGGGTATCGCGGAAAATGTTGTTATAGCTAATTGCACGGTAGGTGATATTTCCGTTGGAATCTTTATCGAATCCTGCGGAAACGCCACTATCTCCGCATGTGTCATCTTTGGGTTTCCGAACTCTGGAATTTTCTTTAACCGGATAAATACAGCGGCGTATAACTGTTCGGTTACGGGGTGCACGATTACGGGGAAAGATATCACTACCAGCCAGGGCATCCGCTGGAAAAACGCAGTAGGTTATACGCGCGTATATAACAATACGTTAAAAAACTGCATTGATTCCTTTGTGACAACCGGAGGCATGATTTACGTTGATATCGGGGTAAATAATCACGAAAACATCGGTCGCTGTTTCTTGTATGTACCTAAAACCTCAAACGGCTGTGTATATACCCGAATGGCGCAGCAGGTCTACAACGGGGTTCAGACAGACGGTATACCCTACAACACCACACCTCGCGGCTGGCCATCAGCGAACAATACCCGGTACTACCGTTGCTCATTCACTGCACCTTACATGATGTACTCCGCGACCACAGGCGAGGATAACTTCATTCGGGCTACTGGCAACCTTCCGTCTAACAGTGGTTGGGGGCCAGCTTATTCGCTCTATAACTCCATCGTGGCAGGTGAGACTGTTATTGCTATGAGTAGTGCGCTTTTAGCTGCGGGTGAGTTCATGCTGATAAATGGAAGTTACTACTCTGTTCACAGCGTAACATCATCTTATGCAGTCGTCAGGAAATGGGATATTAACAGTCAAAACTACATAGCAGGCGATTACACATCCTACCTGAATAGCGCTTATACCTATTCAATTTTCAGAACAGCATGGGGAGCAATATGATTTATATGACGGGTGATTATTCATCTGCCGACGAGCGGTACGGTGAATCATGTAAGAATTGCTTTGCATTTATTGAGGAAACCCATAAGGACGGAGATATTTATATCAGTACGATTGCCGTGTATTCAGGTAAAGATAAAGAGACTGAAATATTCAGGTTTAATGTGGGAACAATTTCGGGCGATGAGAATGAAGTATTCTCAGCCGCACTTCAGACATATCTCGGTTCATTCTCATTGATAACAGAATAAACAGAAACAACGAAATGCACGAACCACTCATAAGGAAGGCCAGATGAGTAAGAAATTTATCGCAATACTCACCCAGGCTGGCAGCGAAAAAATTGCCGATGCCGTGATTGCGGGGGAGAAGCTTGTGTTTACGCAGATGGCTGTCGGTGACGGTGGCGGGGCTGCAACAACCCCTAATGCGGCACAAACCGCCCTTGTGAATGAGACTTTTCGCACCAGCCTGAACAGCCTGCGCATTGCGAACAGCGACAAAAATACTATTGCTGCTGAAATGATAATTCCGCCGGAAGTAGGTGGCTTCAGCATCAGGGAGGCCGCGCTATTTGATAATGGCGGCACTTGTATTGCCGTCGCCAGTGTCCCGGAGACCTACAAGCCTCTTCTGGATGAAGGGTCAGGGCGTTTTACTATTATCAGAATCTGGCTGACTGTTAGCAGCACTGAACATGTTGAATTACTGGTAGATCCGGGTGTCGTTCTGGCGACAGTGGAGGATGTTATTTCCGTTGGTAGCGAAGGGAAAGATTACACCGACAAGCAGCTGAGTGAGCATGCGGAATCGCGCAACCATCCTGATGCAACCCTTGATGAAAAAGGCTTCACCCAACTAAGCAATGCGCTGGACAGTGAAGACGAAAGTAAAGCCGCAACATCGGCAGCCATTAAAGCAGCGATAGCCCACGCGATACGTTCAGCGTGGGAGCTGGACAATCCTGTCGGCACGGTGAAGTTTTACGCGCAGAACGTTAATCCTAACGAGCGTTATCCATGGTCGAAGTGGGTTTATACTGGCGAAAACAAAACGATCCGTGTCGGTAAGGCTGACGGCTCGGACGTTGCCACGACAGGCGGTAGCGATACCGTGACCATAGAACGCGCTAATTTACCCGCCGTGCAGATTGATATGACTGGCGAAACCAGCGAGCAGCCAGAGCAGAAGCTGACGACCACGCGCGGCGGTGTTCACAATCATGGTGGTGTAGCCGGTAAAGATGACCCGTGGGAAATCGGCGGGGATGTGCGGCAGCTCTTTAACCCGAAAGAGCTGGGTGTGACGGATGATGCCGGAGAACACGATCACGAAGTCACTGTACCGCCGCATAAACACACGACCAGCGGCAAAACCGCCAGCCTCGGCGAAGGTAAATCGTTCAGCGTGGTGGAAGCCCACACCCTGCTGATGTGCTGGAGCCGCGTCGCCTGACCCTGTGACGGTCATTCCTGTTGTACTGTCCCTGTTACAGCGGGGATGACTCGTCACCCCTTCCCCCACGATTGAAAATAATGCTCACCCTTAACCACGGAGTTAAACGGATGAGCGATTTTCATCACGGCGTCCAGGTTGTCGAGATTAACGACGGCACCCGCGTCATTTCCACCGTATCAACAGCGATTATCGGCATGGTCTGCACGGCCAGCGATGCCGATGCCGCCACCTTACCACTCAATAAGCCCGTACTGATTACCAGCGTGCAAAGCGCTATTGCCAAAGCGGGTACAAAAGGCACCTTGGCCGCATCTCTCCAGGCAATCGCCGACCAGTCGAAACCGGTCATTGTCGTTGTGCGCGTAGCCGAAGGTACCGGCGAAGATGCCGAAGCGCAGACTATCTCTAATATCATCGGCGGCACCGACGAAAACGGCAATTACACCGGGCTGAAAGCACTGCTCACGGCGGAGGCCGTCACCGGCGTTAAACCGCGCATCCTCGGTGTTCCGGGGCTCGACTCCCTTGAGGTTGCAACTGCTCTCGCGCCGATTTGCCAGAAGCTGCGCGCCTTTGGCTATATCAGCGCATGGGATTGTAAGAACATTACCGAGGCGATGCTCTATCGCGAGAATTTCAGCCAGCGTGAGCTGATGGTTATCTGGCCGGATTTTCTGGCATGGGATACCACGGCGAACGCGACCGAGACCGCCTGGGCGACCGCCCGCGCGCTGGGCCTGCGCGCCAAAATCGACCAGGACACCGGCTGGCATAAAACTCTGTCAAACGTTGGTGTGAATGGCGTCACCGGCATCAGTGCGTCGGTCTTCTGGGATTTGCAGGAATCCGGCACCGATGCCGACTTGCTTAACGAGGCTGGCGTCACCACGCTCATTCGTAAAGACGGTTTCCGCTTCTGGGGCAACCGCTGCTGCTCCGATGACCCGCTGTTCTTGTTTGAGAACTACACCCGCACCGCGCAGGTTATCGCTGACACAATGGCCGCTGGTCACATGTGGGCGGTCGACAAGCCGATCACTGCCACGCTGATTAAGGACATCGTTGCGGGTATCAATGCGAAATTCCGCGAGATGAAAACGGCAGGCTATATCGTCGATGCGACCTGCTGGTTTGATGAATCGGCCAACGACGCGGCGACCCTCAAAGCCGGGAAACTGTATATCGATTACGACTATACGCCGGTTCCCCCTCTCGAAAACCTGACGCTACGCCAGCGCATTACCGATAAATACCTGGCGAATCTGGTGTCATCGGTTAACAGCAATTAAGGAGCCCTGACCAATGGCAATGCCGCGCAAGCTCAAATACCTGAATACGTTTCTGGATGGCGTCAGCTATCTCGGCGTTATCGAGTCCGTCACCCTGCCAAAGCTGACCCGTAAGCTGGAAAACTACCGGGGCGGCGGAATGTCAGGCTCGGCCCCTGTCGATTTCGGCCTCGACGATGACGCGCTGGCGATGGAGATTTCCCTCGGCGGTTTCCCTGATGACGCGATCTGGTCGCTTTATGGTGCCGTCGGTACCGGGACGCTACTGCGCTATGCAGGCTCTTACCAGCGGGACGATACCGGCGAAACCGTGGCGGTGGAAGTTGAGACCCGTTTCAAGGTGAAGGAAGTCGATAACGGCGAGAGCAAACAGGGCGAGGATACCAGCAGCAAATTATCGCTGGTCTGCACGTACTACAAGCTGACCATGAACGGTAAAGAGCTGGTAGAAATCGACGTCCTCAACATGATTGAGAAGGTGAACGGCGTCGACCGGCTCGACCAGCACCGCCGCAATATCGGCCTGTAATTTTTCCCCGGCCAGCATGTCTGGCCGGTTAACCCCGAATCCGTAAATAGTGAGAAACTCATGAGCAAAGAAAACATAGTCACCCTGGAAAACCCCATCAAACGCGGCGAGCAGGTCATCGAAAAAATCACCCTGATGAAGCCCAACGCCGGAACCCTGCGCGGTGTCAGCCTGGCCGACGTTGCGCGCTCTGAAGTGGATGCCCTGATTAAAGTGCTGCCGCGTATGACCAGCCCGTCTCTTACCGAGTCGGATGTCGTCATGATGGATTTACCCGATTTGATGGCGCTGGCAACAAAGGTGATCGGTTTTTTGTCGCCGAATTTGGCGGATTAAATTTCCCGAAAGACATGTCGGTCGATGACCTGATGGCGGATATCGCGGTGATTTTTCACTGGCCGCCATCAGAGTTATATCCCATGAGCCTGACCGAGCTCACCAACTGGCGCGAAAAGGCGCTACAGCGAAGCGGAAACACGAATGAGTAACGACGTTAAATTGCAGGTTTTACTCAAGGCTGTTGACCAGGCGACCCGCCCGTTTAAATCCATCCAGACAGCGAGCAAAACGCTGTCTGGTGATATCCGGGACACTCAAAAATCGCTGCGTGAACTGAATGGCCAGGCGTCCCGCATTGACGGGTTTCGCAAAACCAGCGCGCAGCTCGCCGTTACCGGTCAGGAGCTGAAGAAAGCTAAACAGGAAGCCGCCGCGATGGCGATCCAGTTCAAAAATACGGAGCAGCCTACCCGCGCACAGGCACAGGCAATGGACGCGGCACGAAAAAGCGCCGCCGCGCTACAGCTTAAACACAACAGCTTACGGCAGGCTGTACAGCGCCAGCGGCAGGAGCTCGGCCAGGCGGGAATTAATACCCGTACCCTGGCCGCGGATGAACGCCGGTTAAAAACCAACATCAGCGAAACGACAGCACAGCTCAATCGTCAGCGTGAAGCGCTGGCGCGGGTCAGCGCGCAACAGGCAAAGCTCAATGCGGTTAAGCAGCGATATCAGGCCGGTAAGGAGCTGGCAGGAAATGCGGCCGCAATGGGTGCCGCCGGTGTCGGTATGGCGACGACCGGCACGCTGGCCGGTGTTGCACTGATGAAACCGGGTTATGATTTTGCGCAGAAAAACTCCGAGTTACAGGCTGTACTCGGCGTGGCGAAAGACTCCGCAGAAATGACGGCTTTGCGTAAGCAGGCCCGACTACTGGGCGACAATACAGCCGCCTCTGCCGATGATGCGGCAGGTGCTCAGATTATTATCGCTAAAGCAGGAGGAGATGCGGCAGCAATCCAGGCGGCGACCCCCGTCACGCTTAATATGGCGCTTGCTAACCGGCGGACGATGGAAGAGAACGCGCAGCTTTTACTCGGTACCAAAAACGCTTTCCAGCTTTCAAATGACCGGGTAGCCCATATCGGCGATGTGCTTTCGGCAACGATGAATAAATCAGCGGCCGATTTTCAGGGGTTAAGCGACGCCTTAACATATCTGGCCCCTGTGGCAAAAGCTGCGGGAGTAAGCCTCGAAGAAGCCGCCGCCATGACGGGTGTGCTTCATGATAACAATATCACGGGATCGATGGCCGGTACCGGGAGCAGCGCTGTCGTCAGCCGGTTACAGGCCCCAACAGGTAAGGCATGGACGGCATTAAAAGAGCTGGGGGTTAAGACGGCAGACAGCAAGGGCAACATGCGGCCCATATTTACCATTCTGAAAGAAATCCAGGCCAGTTTTAAAAAGAATAAGCTCGGAACAAGTCAGACAGGCGAATACCTGAAAACGATATTCGGCGAGGAAGCGCTGAAATCGTCTAATGCCCTGTTAGACGCTGCGGCCAGCGGGAAACTCGATAAACTGACAGCGGCATTTAAAGCCTCGGACGGCAAGACCGAGGAGCTGGTTAAAGTCATGCAGGATAACCTCGGCGGCGACTTCAAAGAGTTTCAGTCTGCGTATGAGGCTGTTGGCACCGACCTGTTTGACCAGCAGGAATCCTCATTACGCAAACTGGTACAGACTGCGACCGGCTACGTGCTCAAACTTGATAAGTGGATCCAGCGAAATAAAGAGCTCGCGCAGACGCTTGGGGTGATTACCGCCGTGGCGCTTGGCGTGGTGGGTATGATTGGGGCCATTGGGCTGATTGCCTGGCCGGTTATAACGGGAGTTAATGCCATCATCGCCGCTGCGACGGCGCTCGGTACCGTATTTACAACGGTGGCCGGAGGCATCATTACCGCTATTGGTGCGATTTCCTGGCCGGTTGTCGCTGTTGTGGCTGCGATTGTCGCCGGGGCATTGCTTATCCGTAAATATTGGGAGCCCATCAGCGCATTTTTCGGCGGAGTGATTGAAGGGATGCGGGCCGCATTTGCGCCAGTAGCTGAACTGTTTGCGCCGCTTAAACCGATGTTTGACTGGCTGGGCGGAAAACTGAAGGCCGCATGGGACTGGTTTAACAACCTGATTGCGCCGGTCAAATCATCGCAGGAAACCTTAAACAGTTTTCGTGATGCCGGTGTGTTGTTTGGTCAACGGCTGGCGGATGCCTTAACGCTGCCGCTGACGGCATTTAATAAGCTGCGCAGCGGTATTGATTGGGTGCTTGAGAAACTCGGCATTATTAATAAAGAGTCCAGCACGCTTGACCAGACTGCCGCAAAAGCAAATGCAGCCACGCAGGGTAACTCTTATATCCCCGCTACCAGTACTTATAGCGGCTATCAGGTATATCAACCCGTCACTGCACCCGCCGGGCGTTCTTACATCGACCAGAGTAAAAGCGAATATCACATTTCCGTTGATGGTGGCGGTAACGGCACGCAGCTCGATCGCCAGTTACAGGATGCGCTCGAAAAATTTGAGCGTGAAAAACGCGCCCGCCAGCGTGCCAGCATGAACCACGACGGATAGGAGGTGACGAAAAATGATGCTCGCACTCGGTATGTTTGTTTTTATGCGCCAGACATTGCCACACCAGACGATGCAACGCGACGCCGAATATCGGTGGCCATCAAACTCCCGCGTAGGTAAGCGGGATTCTTTCCAGTATCTGGGGCCGGGGGATGAAAAAATTACCCTGGCCGGTGTGTTGTACCCGGAGCTCACTGGCGGAAAGTTGACGATGACGGCCATTCGTTTAATGGCTGACGAGGGGCGAGCCTGGCCGTTACTGGATGGCACTGGCACGATTTACGGTATGTACGTCATCAATAATATCAGCGAAACAGGAAGCCTGTTTTTTGCTGACGGAACGGCGCGCAAAATTGATTTTACGCTGACGCTCACCCGCGTGGATGAATCCCTTGCGGCGCTGTATGGCGATATCGGCGAACAGGCAAAATCACTGATTGGCAAGGCGGGAAATATGGCCTCGTCAGTGGCCGGCATGGTGGGGATTAGCTGATGCTGGATATGCTGAATCTGAATGCGGGTGGCGTACTGACGCCCGATTTTATGCTGATGCTCGACAGCAAAGATATTACCGGCAACATCAGTAACCGGTTGATGAGTCTGACCATGACAGACAATCGCGGATTCGAAGCCGACCAGCTCGACATCGAGCTTGATGATGCTGACGGGCTGGTCGAGCTGCCGTTACGCGGTGCGGTACTGACGCTTTACCTCGGGTGGAAAGGCTTTGCGTTGATTGGTAAGGGAAGTTTTACCGTCGATGAGGTTGAACATCATGGCGCGCCGGATACGGTGACAATCCGCGCCCGTAGCGCCGATTTTCGGGGGACGCTGAACTCACGTCGGGAAGAGTCCTGGCATGACAAGACGCTCGGCGAAATCGTGGCAGCAATAGCGACTCGTAACAAACTGGCGTCGAGCGTTATACCGGAGCTGGCCGGAATAAAAATTCCGCATATCGACCAGTCACAGGAATCGGATGCCAAATTTTTGACACGGCTCGCCGAGCGAAACGGCGGTGAGGTTTCGGTAAAAGCGGGAAAGTTACTTTTCCTCAAAGCCGGTCGTGGGGTTACAGCCAGCGGAAAAGCCATTCCGCAGGTCACGATCACCCGCAGCGATGGCGACCGCCATCAGTTTTCCATTGCTGACCGTGGGGCATATACCGGCGTTACGGCAAAGTGGTTGCACACCAAAGACCCGAAGCCACAAAAACAAAAGGTTGCGTTAAAACGCAAACCCAAAGAGCAGCATTTACGCGCGCTACAGCACCCCAAAGCCAAGCCGGTAACGAAGAAAAAAACGGTGAAGACGCCGGAAGCCAGGGAGGGTGAATACATGGTCGGCGAGGATGACAACGTGTTTGCCCTGACTACAATTTTTTCAACCAAAGCGCAGGCCATGCGAGCCGCCCAGGCTAAATGGGACAAACTGCAACGTGGTGTTGCTGAGTTTTCTATCAGGCTTGCGACAGGGCGCGCCGACCTCTACCCGGAGACGCCGGTACAGGTTTCAGGCTTTAAGCGCGTCATAGACGAGCAATCATGGACAATCACTAAGGTAATGCACTCTCTGAGCAATAACGGATTCACGACGAGCCTAGAGCTTGAAGTGAGGTTGTCGGATGTAGAGTATGATGCGAAGGATATTTAA